GATATTGTCATGCTTATTATTGGTTCACTTACAGGTATAGCAACTGCTGTAATCAGTTTTTACTTCGGGTCTAGTAACAAGGACAAGTAGTAAAAAGAAGTCCTTAGAGAGGCTCTCAGAGCTTTCTAGGGGTATAATTAACTTGCTTAGAAAAGGAGTATATTATGACAAGCAAACAATTGCTGGATTTAAGACATCCAGCGTTCACAACTAATTTTGTAGGATTTGACAGACTGTTCCAAGAACTGTTTGCACAACAAACTCTTACAAAACATGCACCAAGTTATCCACCTTACAATCTTGTAAAGGATGGAGATACTTATACAATAGAGATGGCTATGGCAGGATTATCTGACAAAGACATTGATGTTGTTCTTGAAGATAAAACTTTAACAATCTCTTACGAGAAGACTGACGAAGAGGACAAGGATGTTATACATCAAGGTCTTGCTCATAGGTCTTTCAAGAGAAGTTTTAATCTTGCAGAAGATATTGAAGTCAAGAAAGCGACTTTTAAAAATGGATTACTTTCTATCGTAATGGAAAGAATTATTCCTGAAGAAAAGAAACCTAAAAAGATTAAGATATCTAAATAAGTGTGTGGGTAGATTAATTTCTACCCATACTTAAGTGCATTTAATTCTCTCTGAAGATATCCATGTAAGTCACCCATTTTAGACTTACCATGTTTTAGTATAGCTTTGATGATATCTCTTTCATCTATCGGAAAGATATTATCGACTTCATTTTCCGGAAGCATACTAAACTCTGTAACAATTTTATTATCCTTTGTTAGTAGGACTTTGAAGCTTACTAAGTTTGCTTCTTTACTTTTACTCATTATTATTCTCCAGTGATGTAAATGTTATATTTTCTTGCTTACCACGTAGTCCTGCTTTCATATAAGTTGTAGCACGACCTTCAAAGAAGTTTTGATGTTCAACACCCATAACTTCATCTAACCATTCAAGAGGATTCTCTTTTTGGTCATAGTTAGTTTTAAGTCCTAACTGTAGTAGTCTTCTATCAGCTATGTATCTATTATAAGCGTACATATCTTTCTTAGTAAGTCCTTGTATATCACCCATCTCAAATACCAAGTCTAAAAACTTATCTTCAAGTTTGACCATCTCTCTACATATCTCATAGATTTCTTTCTTAAAATCATCTGTCCATATATCAATGTTTTCTTGAATAAATTGTCTAAATAGTTTAGTCATGGCTTCAACATGTAATGACTCATCACGGATAGAGTAAGTAACAATCTGTCCCATACCTTTCATGCGACCAAAGCGTGGAAAGTTTAGCAAGATTGCAAAGCTACTAAACAACTGTAGTCCTTCTGTAAAAGCCGAATAGACTGCTAGAGTCTTTGCAATACTTCTTTTATCTTTTAAAGTTGTTTTAATATCGCTGATATATTTATGTTTATCAGCCATCTCTTCATACTCTGCAAAAGCTTTATATTCTATTTCCGGCATACCAACTGTGTCAAGCAACAAGCTATACGCATGTTGGTGAATAGATTCCATATTGGCAAATGAAGCCATCATCATCCTAGCTTCAGGCTTTTTAAAGATACGCATATATCTATCTATATAACCCGAACCTACATCAACATCTGATTGAGTAAATAATCTAAAGATTTGAGTCAGTAGATTTTTCTCAGTATCAGACAACTCCTGCCAATCTTTTACATCTGTATGAAGAGGTACTGATTCAGGCATCCAATGCATTTGATTTTGTTCTACATATTTTTCAAACATCCATGCATCATCAAATGGTTTGTAATATTCTCTTGTTCCTAATAAACTCATAATTATTTCCTAGCCCTCACAGGCAATACATTCCACATCATCAAGTTTGATACGTGGTATTTTTACATTAACATTCTCTGCATTCCTTGCAGCATTAGACCTCAAATAGTACAATGATTTAAGTTTATTAGCACCATACCAATGAACATCATTGACATATTGCATATACTTATCATGTACTTCTTGAGAATCTGTAGCTTTAGGAAGAACAAAGAACAAGTTGACGGATTGTGATTGACATATAAACTCTTGACGTTTGTATGCATGTTCGACAATCCATATTTGATTTATTTCATTAGCTGTTTTAAATACTTCTTTCTCTTCATCAGTAAGCATATCTAAATGTTGTACTGAACCTTCATGAACAGCAATATCTTTCCAAAGCTTTTCAAGTTCTTTACCTTTAATACCTTTAGACTTAAGAAGCTTTTCTAAATATTTATTCTTTACTTGGTAGCTTCCGGAGAGAGTCTTGTGCGTATAAACGTTAGCACGATACGGTTCAATAGAAGGAGATGTGCCACCACAAATGATACTAGAAGAAGCGTTAGGAGCAACAGCCAAAAGATGAGCATTACGAAGCCCACTACCACTGATGTCAGGAGCTTCACCACGTTCTTCAGCGAGTCTACTAGAAGCTTCAGTGGCTCGTACTTTAATGTGTTGAAAAGCCTTATTGTTGAAGCCCGAAGCGAAGATACTTTCAAAAGGAATGTTGTTTTGCTGAAGGTATGCATGGAAGCCCATTGCTCCGAGACCCAACGACCTTTCTCTATAAGCAGAGTAGGCAGCTCTAGTAAAGCCTTCTTGACCTTTTTTGATATGTTTTTCAAAACGTTTAAAGTTTGCATTATATTCTCCAAGTTGTGTTGTGTCGATAGCGTTATCAATAAAATGTTGAATAACATTATCAAGCATTGTTATTAAATCATCTATAAACTGTTCGTTCTTTGACCACTTATCAAAGTGTTCTAAATTAACTGAAGACAAACAACACACTGCTGTTCTCTCTTCATTTGTTGGTAAAGTTATCTCAGAACATAAATTACTTTGTTTGATTTCTAGTCCTAAGTCTTTTTGTTTTTGTGGTAAAGCATCATTACAATTATCTATATTGACAATGTAAGGCTCACCTGTTTCTGCTCTTGTTTGAATAATTTGAAACCATAAATCTCTAGCATTAACAATCTTTACAGCTTCTTTAGATTTAGGGTCTATTAATCTCCAATCAGAATCTGTTTCTACAGCCTTTAAAAAATCATTAGTTATATTAATACCATTATGCAGGTTAAGAGATTTTCTATTTATATCCCCACCTGATTCTTTTCTGATTGTAAGAAACTCTTCTATCTCAGGATGTGATACATCCATGTATGCAGCATAACTCCCACGTCTAGTTGTACCTTGTGGGAAAGCTAACATCAAAGAGTCTACTACATGAATGAAAGGAATTGAGCCAGTAGAACGACTGCCACTAGAAGTAGGTGTACCATTACTACGGATATTTCCCCAATACCCACCAATACCTCCACCATTAGTGGAAAGCCATATGTTTTCTTTATAGTGCTCAACAAGACCAATCCTGTTATCGGGTACATAATTAAGGAAGCAGCTAATAGGAAGCCCACGACTTGTTCCCCCGTTGCTAAGTATAGGAGTGCTAAACATGAACCAACACTTGGAACTGTAATCATAAAGTCGTTGAGCCAACTCAAAATCTGTGGTTCCTTTATAGGTTGCTCCGAAGACGGAGGCTCTTGCGAATGCTTCTTGGGCATGGGTTTCTCCTTTTATATTGTTAGTTTCATCAGTAGCTAATAAATACCTACCTTGTAAAGTATCAAGACTAAACTTATCTAATCTCTTTTCATTATCATAATTAATCTTTATTCCTAAGTATTCCTTTGGTCCAACTTTATCTTCTACCATTATGTGTTCTCCGTGTCGTGTATGTTCAGCATTATAATACCATAATGCAATATTTTTAATAAATCTTTTCTATTCTTTCCTTGTTTATTACCGTATCGCTTTGCATATTTCATTATATTACCAATACAAAATCCTTCTCCATGTCCGGAATCTATAATAACATCTGTTGCTTGATACTTATCAGAGGCATAGTGCTGATTGTAAGTTGAATCAATATAAGTCTTTAATTCAGATACGAGTGAATCTTCATTGAACTTATACACTAATGCACCTTCCTATTATACCGACTTTCTAATTCATTTGCAATAGCTTTCCTTAAATTTTCCAGTATTTCGTCACTAATATCGTCTACTGTGTCTCTATATTCATTAACTAAAATTCCTATAGTTCTAAAAGCTTCAGTTAATTTACATTCATTATACTCATCCATTTTGAACATCCTCCAATTTTATATCTTCTAATTTTTTATATTTATTAATTTTTTTAATTTTCTTTATAATCCATTTTAATGACATAGCTGATAGCATTAATCTATTATTTAAATAGACATGTGTTTCTTTTGGTACTAAATCATACGCTTGTTGCTTAGTTAAATTTTTAGCCTCTTCATCAGATACTAAAGTCTTTATCCAATCAACAAGTATAAGTAAAGATTTTCTTCTTATTGCTTTTGCTTTTCTACCATTCATAAAACTTCCTCAACGTTTGGCTCTTTAACTATTTTGGTAAAATAAATAGGACCTTTTGCATATTTAAATGTTCTGATACCCTTTCCATCATTAGCATCTTTATGACACTCAAATTTATATGGACAATAAGTACACTCTCTAGCAAGTTTTAAATTACCTGCCTTGCCTTCAGGTACAGACTCATAACAAAAAGATGGTGGCTTTTTATTTTTAACAATTCTTTTAATTGTTTTAATCCTATCTTTAATATTAGGCTTATCTAAATCTTCAGGTCTAAATAAAACTAACTCTCCTGTTTCTTTATTCATTACAAGAAAGCCACCTTTAGATGTCTTCTCAGCCTCTTCATAACCTGACAGCTGTGCTAAATATCCAAACGTATCTTCCTCAGCTAGTGTGCCTTCTTTAAATTTTTTAAATGCATATCCTGATGTAGTTTTAACATCAACTACTTCGTTATCTATCTTACAATCCATATGACCTTTTACACCACTAACTGATACTTCTTTTTGTTCATCGGTAACAGTATGACCTGAGAGACGAACAAAAAATAAAAGTAATACCTCTAGTAAATGACCATATAAAAATTTAATCATAAGTTGAGGAGGCATCTCTTGAGATTTTTTAGGTAAGTTAATATCATACCAAAGCTGTCTGTCCTTCCTACCTATGTTTGACATACGTAATGTATTTACATTTGCTTTATTAAATGATTTAGGAGTAGCCCACTCTTTCAAAGTAGATGCCATCTCTTCACCGAATTTAACAACATCTTTATTAGCCATTTTAATTGGCTTACCTTTAGTTAGAGGTGTTATTACTTTATAAATATCACTTACTAAAGTGTCTAAATTTTTACTTTTTTTGGTCATAATCTTTAAATGCTTTTATTACATCACTAGAAAATAATTTTTGCAGATTAACTAAATACATTCTACTTGCATTATTATCTCCACCTGATACAGTTTTAAAATAATCTAGTTTGTCGACAATTGTTCTTAGTACATCAGTTTTAAAAACTAAAGTACAAAACTCATTGTCACCAACACATAAATTATGGAACCAATAATCAGATTCAGTTGCCTTAATACCTGATGGTTTACTCCATGATTCATATTCAATGGCTATATTTCCGGTCTTCATCCACATACCTCGTTCGGATTTAACCTCAACCTTCTTATTAGTTAGCATTTCTGCTACTCTATCTTCACGTATAGTTCCATATTCTAAATCAATATCAAACTTTTTTCTATCTTTTTTAGTGGGTTTCACTCCAATTTACTCCTATTTTATATTCACCATCAAGTGGACATCTTAGATTGTAAGCAGCCTGTACATCTCTAAGACTCTCAACTGCTAACTCACCAACTCGATGTGCTTGACATTCTTTTACTTCTACTTGCCACTCGTCATGAATATTACCAACAAAATTGTAGTCAAGACCTACAAGTTTAAGTCGTTCATCAAGTAAGCAAACTCCTTTTTTCATCACTAAAGAACCTCCACTCTGTAATAAAAAGTTTAAAGCAGAGTGTTGATTCCTTATAAATACTTTTCTTCCATCTAATGCTTTTAGATATCCTTTCCTAGCTGCTCTTTCAACTCGTTCTTTAAGAGACTTAAATGTTGGTAGACCACTAAAAAAGCGTTCTCGCAAGAGCTTACCTTCTCGTTGGCTTCCTCCAACAATGTTTCCAAGTTTTGCATCTCCTGCACCGTAGATGAGGGCATAGATGAAAGTCTTTGCCTTATCTCTTGATTCAAGTCTAGCAAGTTTTTGGTTAGTTGTGTGAATGTCTCCATTAATAATTTCATTTACATACTCCTCGTCAGCCATATAGTGTGCTAACATTCTAAGTTCTAATTGACTGGCATCAATGCCTACTAATTTATATCCTTCAGGAACAATAAAACAAGACCTACATTCTTTTCCATAAGGACTAGATACTGAAGGTACTTGAGCCATGTTTGGACTATAATGAGTCATTCTTCCTGTGATAGTTCCTGTAGAGAACACTGAACCGTGTATTCTATTATCATGTTTAATAACATCAACCCATGATTTTACCTGTGATATTCTTTTTTGCAACAGAAGAAACTCAGCTATCAGTTGAGCTTCTTTTATGTGAGTTATAACTGATAAAGTTTTCTCATCTATAATAGGTTGTCCAGTAGGTGTAAATCTTTTTGGTTTCCAACCTACATTTTTTAAGCGTTCACTAATTTGTTTCCTACTGCCTAGATTAAAATCTTGTAGTAGTTTCCTCTGAACTGATGTTTTTCCTGATTTAAATAACTCATATTCTTCCTCTGACAATTTTACTTTGGATTTAGAATTGTCAAGTTTGCCCAGTTTAGAAATACTACCATCTTTATTTTTTAGTGAAGTAATATTTTGTATTGTTTCTAAAGGTTTAAAAGTTTCGTGAACAGCATGTTCTATTTCTTTTTTTCTTTTATTTAATTTACTTAATAAATAAGTTGCATTAACCTCATCAAAAAGAAATCCATAGTGCTCTTGCTCTGCTAGAATACGACAAACTTGATGCTCTAAATCAATTGATTCTTTAGAGAAACCTACACTTTCTTTTCTTAAAATATCTAAAACTTTCTTGTTAATTTCAACATCATTAATGCAATACTTATACATCTTTTCTGACCACTTACGAAAGTCATAGAATTCTTGCTTAGGGTAGTGTAATTTCTCACCCCACCCTCCTAAACCATGTTTATTACCACGATTAGGATTAAATAAATGTGATAGTGTAAGTGTATCTACAATTTCACAATGCTCATAAAGGTCTACACCTTTTAATTTTTTAATTATAGGCAAATCAAAACCTATAATATTATGACCGTATAATTTATCAGCTGATTTTAAAAACTCAAGACCTTCATCTATTTGGTGAGGTCTGAAACCATGTATAGTACCTTCATCATCCATAGCTACAATACACCATATCGTATCAGCAGGAGGTATTTCTATTATTTCTATTTTTTTGGTTTCCTCATTAGGAATTTTAACCTCAGCTTCAAACATAAAGCCATTAGTTTCTATATCAAATACTAAGTTCATTAGAATGGTATTATATCCTCTGTTTTCTCGTTTGTAAACTCTGTATCTTCATGCTCAGATAATCTTCCTGTGTCTTTGTCATAAACTAAAGCAGTAGCCATACCTACATCACCTGTATATCTTGATTTTAATACTCGTAATCTAGTAGTCCTAGCCTCTAGTTCATCTTCTGATTGCTGATTTCTTTCAAGTGCAATTACACAATCAGATAACTGTGCAATACTATTAGAGCCACGAAGATGTGAAAGACTTACTTCTATACCGTTTTCATGACCTTTATTACCATCAACTCTGCGTAAATGAGATACTAAAATAATACCTGCACCTGTTTCTTCAACCATACTTCTAAGTCTAGTCATAATATTATCAATGGCTCGTCTTTCATCACCTTCAGCTAAGGCACTAACTAGCATATGTAGATGGTCGACAACCACCCACTTACAATCACAGCCTACAATTAAGTATCTTAGTTTAGCAAAGATATCATCAATATCATTCGTGCCAAAGTGAGCATGAATAAATACTTTATCATCTTTAAATAGTTTATCGAACATATCTATAAGAGTAGTCTCATCATAGTCCTCTCGGATATGGTCGATGTATAATCGAGAGTTAGCTTCTATAGATAGAATACCATCTACAGTACGTTTCCAATCCTCTTCTAAAGCAATCACACCTACTCTATCATTGGTCTGCTTTATTAACCAATGTTCAAGCTCTCTTGTGATACTTGATTTACCTAGTCCTGTACCACCTGTTAAAGTAAGTAGTTCACCCTGTCGTAATCCATATAATTTTTTATTAAGACCATCCCAAGGAAAAGGTATGCTTTCTTTCTTATCTCTATTTAAAAACTGAGATTGTTTTTCAGATACACGAATAATACCTGATGGAGTGTATAGCTTTGAATCCCACCATGCCTTAGTAAACTCCTGAAACTTACCCTTCTGAAGCATTTCATTGGCATCTTTATATCCATTTGGTAGTGTTAATATCCTAGCTTTGCCCGGCTTTAAAATTCTAGCTACCTTTTGAGATGCTTCGATACCTGCTTTATCTTTATCAAAAGCTAATACAATATTGTCAAAACTTTCTACATACTCTAGATTATCTTTGATATCTTTAACTGCTGATGCAGCACCTTTAATTATAGAAACGACTGCCCACTTACTACCTAGTAGTTCATAGGCAGCCATCGCATCACACTCACCCTCCGTAATGGTAAGATATTTACCACCCTCTTTAAATAAGTTCTGTCCGAACAAGCCTACACCTGATGGACTTCCCTCAAAACTAAATCTTTTATCTCGTGTGTATCTTATTTTATTTGCAGTTAGTTCATTGTTAATGAAGTAAGGATAGATATGCTGTGCAAGTCTACCACTGTTATCATAAACAACTTTAACTCCATATTTCTGAGCAGTTTCTTGAGCTATTCCTCTATCAATTAGCTTTGCAAAAACTCCTCCATGTGCATTTAATTGTTGTATAGGTTGTGGTTGTGGTGTGGTGTTATTCATATAAGATTTTGATTGTACATTTCCAGTTTCATACTTTGGAAAAAATTGATGGCAACTAAAACATTTAGCTGAACCATCTTCATTAACGGATAATGCATCACTGCTGTCACATGACGGACAAGGCAAATGATACTTTACAAATTTACTATTCATAATTAGTCCTAAAAGGTAGGCACCCATATTTCAGAGTGCCTGTGGAGATAAACAATGATTAGCTGTCTGTAGATTCTACAGTTTCAGAATCATCATTGGACACTTTTGCTTCTTCGCAATCAACAAGCAACTTTTCTAAGTTAGCTCGATGTGTTCTTGAAGCAAAGTCAAGGGCTTCGATGGTGACTTGCAAGTTACCTACTTTCTGCACGATAACAGTAGCTTCCTGCTTTTTCTGCTCATCACTTATTAAATTAATGTCAAAGTTTGTTTCAACTCCTTCATCATTTCTTATAGTAATAATCATTAAAACTCCTCTCCTGCATCCATAGCTTCAAACTCGTCACCATCTCCTGCCTTATAGGAAACAAGGTCAATGACCTGCATAGCTTGAAAATCCAAGCCTTTAAATTCCCCATACTTGTTGCTAACTTCCCACTCGTTATATTGAACCTTAACTCGTGAGCCATTACCAACCAAATCATCAATAGGTACTTTGTTTTTATCAACTAAAGTAGGTGCTTTCCTAACTATTCCATTAGGACCATTCACCTTTCTTTTAATCGTAATAGCACGACCTACATTCTCATCATTAACTACTAAGTCTTTCACTCTAAAGCCTCTAGCTTGAAAGTCATTCGCAGCTTCATCACTAACAACTAAATCGACTGTATACACAGGCTCATATTTAGTATTAGGGGTGGTTACATTAGCCCAATAGGCTATTCCTTCTTGTATTGCCATAATTAAATCCTCCTTTGGTTTGGCATTTTTGTAAGTGAATTATACACTACTCAACCAAGTATGTCAAGCACTATATCCTTCATAGTTATAACTGATGTATCAAATAAAGTAACAATAAATTTATCACCATCTTTTTTTACATCATATCCTATTTTATTTTCATAGAATTCTTTATATTTTTTTGTGACATACTCGTCAAACTTTTTGAATTGTTCTTTGTCAAATATAGCAGTAGTGTCCTCGTCTAACATTCTTTGATATATATAATTCATATTTCTCCTTATTGAAAATGGTTTCTTAATGCATTGAGCATGTCTTCAAAGTGTGCGATTTGCTCAAGCTCTTTTACAATTGAATCAACTACATCGGAATGCTCACCAATACCAACAGGATTACTTAGCATAACTTCTGCATTTGCAATATGCTTTTCTCTCTGTCCTCGTAAGTATTCTTTTGTAGCTTCGTACATTCTACCTC